CCGTTGAGAGCACCGCGAATATGGCGATAGTCCGCGTTGGCTCCTTGGCAAGCCAACGGTCGTACTGGTGGCTAAGCATGTCGCCTTCGCCGTCATTCGTCTTACTGGGGGCGTATTTCTCGACCAGGTATATGTAGGCAGCCAGGCCGATCCAGCCCTTCACGGAGTAGCGCATCAGATGCGCGTGAAGGGTCCGTTGTTGACGTATCGGCGGTAATTGTTCTCCGAAGAGCGCAACCAATTATCCCTAAACTCATCCCGGAAGTACCATCCCCTACCCCTGGGGCCGAGCTGGTCATGCCATTTATAAATGCGTGCATCCAGGCCATATCGACGATCGACACGCCATTCGTACTCGCGCATCCACACCTCATTCAGGTGCTCGACCTGCCTCGGGAGCTCCTGGGTCTTCTTCTTCTCGACCCGCTTCGGGAGCTTGAATCGGTCGTCGAACTCCGGGAAGTGCTTTCGGAAGTACTTGAGCGCCAAGGCATGGAAGATGACCGCGTCCAGGTGCTCCTGGCCGGTGCCGCCCTCACCGTTGTCGAACTCCTCGCCGCCCCACCATTCCATCGCGTGGCGCATCATGGCGTCGTAGGACTTGGACCATTCATATCCCCGGGCCCAGTTATGGTCCGCGTACTTCTTGGCGCCCTTGCCGTAGAGCTCCGCTACCTCAAGGAGCTCCTGCACGGGAAAGAGGGAGGGGCGTACATCATTCCCGGCCTTCTGCCCTCCAGTAGAGGACGTGGACATTGTTTCTCCGGCGCTCACTTACTCTCCAGTTCCTTCCATAGCTTCTCTGTCTCGTCCCGGCGCTGATCCGCCCAGCTTGAATCGACCTGCTCGACAGTCCAGCCAGAGTCGACGATGGCGCCCATCAGATCCAGCCCTTCTGCCGCTTTACGCGGTGGATGACTCGCCGGACTCGTGATCGGCTGTACTTGCGGGCATACCGCTCGGCCAAGCGTCGGTCGGCACGGTTTGGAACACGGGTCCAAATCCCCGGGGCTTCCGGAGAATCCGAAGGGACCATGGGGTTCTCTGCGCTCGGCTCGTCTATCCCCATAGGTCATCAGCCAATGAGTACCCGAAGCTGAACCCGGCGATAAAGTTGAGGATGTAAATCACGGGCGCTAGTGCTGGAGCCACAACCGCTACCACGAACAGAGCAGCTGCGATCACCCCAAGCACGACAGTAGTAAGGCTCATCTCTCTCCACATCCGTTGTCTTGGTCGAACTTTGTCCAGTGCTTCCAGCCCTGCGGGCAGTGAAATCCCCACTCGCGGATCTTCGGGCCGGTGATGATGAGGGTGGTGGCAGGGATCTCGTAACGCGCCCCCACATCGTTCGGATCCCACGGATCAACCACGGCCCAAGTTTCGAGCTCCACGCGGTGGGCGGTATCTGCCCTACGGAACGCGATACTCGGGGATCTGCGTAGGTTCCGTGAACCGTCCGCGCGGTGCTCCCAATACCTGCCCTTCAGCAAGATCGAGATGAACCACCATGGGTGGTCGTGCAGGGCGCGATCGTCATCTGACCCAAGGAACTGGTGCCAGTAGATGTTCAGTCGCTTGTTGCGCGGTATGACATGCCAGCGCAGTAGATAGGGCTGGCCATCTTGCCGAGTCAGCGTTAGGTCAGGTGTCCTCATCAATGGCGGCAGCTATGGCCGCGTCAAACCTTCGTGCCAGATCGGCCTCGACCCCGTAATGGGCGTCAATGCGGCTCGTATTGACCTTGATGTTGTTGATGATTCGCTCTGCCTTCTCTGCCCGAGAACGTTGCAGCGCAACAGTTTCCTCGAGGGCTTGAATCCTACCCTCCAGTGAAACCGTGCCGCCCCAATAGATCTCGTTCATGATGACTAGATTACAGTGGGTGAAGAGGGGTAAGACGGGAACTATTTCCGGGCCCAGATACGACTGAGCCCCGGTCGGCGGCGCGGGAGAGGGCGTCCAGATTCATCGACCGGGGCAACCAACGGAGCATTGCTCTACGTTAGCTACTTACATTGTATCGCCGTTGTACGACAACGGGAGTTGGCTCACACCCCCATTGCTACGAAGATGGACCGCAGAAGGTCGTTGAACCACGGGCGCGACTTGCCAAGGCGCGCAGCGAGATCCTCACCCCGGGAGGTGGGGTTGGCGATCACCATGTCAAGGAGGAGCATGAAGTCGTCCTTGTTATGGGTGCCGTACTGACGGGTCTTGGTCGTGTACTCAGGCAGGAGCGACAGCTTGTCACGGCAGGCCTGGGCCCGCTGCTCGCGCACCTTGTACTTGGCGCTGACGCCGCTATTGGAGTGCATGGCGTCCTGATCTTTCTGGACAACGGGCGTTACCGGAAGCCCGTGCAGGCGTTGCATAGTGAGCCACTCCGGCCGACCAGCCAGGCGCTCTGCGGGGTTCTTGCCGCCCCAGACGCCATACTCCTCCCCGTTCTGGAGAGCGGCCTGCAAACACTGCCCCTTGATCGGGCACCGGGCGCATAAGGCCTTGGCTTCGGACTCAGCGACGATGTGGAGCTGCTCAGCCTCCGCGTAGTCGTACCCCTCATCGAGATAGTCCTCAATGGCCGAGAAGTGGCCGTCGGCACCAGTCGGATCGCACAGGGCTTTGCTACGCCAGTCAAAGTCCTGTTCACCGACGTGGTTCAGTATGGCTGTCATCGGTGGCCACCCCTCCTTACTATCTCGTTAAGACGCGGCGTGAACCGCAACCTTGGTGATCAGTGCAACTAACTCGGCAACGGTGCAGCTAACCCACTGCTTCATTGGGTCAGTTGTGCCCTTGCGCTTGTGAATGAAGAGGCCTGCCAAGGCATTTGCATTCACTGCCTGAACTTTAGCGTCTCCCGTCCCACCCGGAAGATCTAAACGAGCTACATCCTTAGTTTGGATAACGAGATCATGTCCATCGATTCGAACGTTAATGATATCCCCCTTATCCTTCGCACCCCACCGAGGAGCACGCTGGATATTGTTATCCCCCAACGCTTCTCGCAGACCATTGGCGATAAGCGTTTCGAAGGCTGCCCCCGCAGCCTTGGCAGATTTCCGATTTCTGCTCACGTACAGCTACTTTCTCGTTCTGACCCAACTACATACTCGTCGGTAACCTTCAAGCGCTTCCCCCGATGGGAAGCTGTTGACACTATCGCGAGGGTCCGACAAGTGAGACTCGTCGACCCGGCAAAGTGCGGAGGGCTACCCCGAAAGGTCCGTTCAGAAACCGGTAATGAGACTGTAACCTATCTCACAGACATCTGGATAGTACCTGGTCATAAGGGATTTCTGAGTAACGACCAGCCCTCAGATTGTTGCTACAGGAGCCCCTCCGGACGGGCCTCTTCCTCGTCATGAATGCTCACCCTCAGGGCAGCCCTTGCTGCCTCCGCCTCGCGCCTACTGGCGGCGGTGTAGTGGTCGGGAATCCACTGTCCAGCAACCCACACCGTATTGGCCTGGTGCTCAACGCAATTCCGCTTGATACATTCGGGACGGACGGGACATGATGCGCAGACGCTCTTTACGCGCACGGTTCGCTTGCGGCCCAACACTTCTGGCGCGATGATAAAGTCGATATCCTCGCCGCATGGCGCATAGGTCACCCATTCATCGCGCTTCATCCACATCTTCGTCATGCTGCAAACCGGGCCTGATCGAAGCGTTCGACCAACTGAATGGTGCCCTCGGTTCCCATTCGATTCTTCACGAAGCTGACGTTCATCAGCGGGGCCTTCGACTCCTCGCCGTTCTCATCCGGAACGCGCGAGAGGATGATCGCGACGTCAGCGGTCTGTTCCAAGCCTCCCGACTCACGGAAATCTGACTTGACGGGTAGACGTGGCTTCCCATTGGTGTCCTCAATCTTCCTATTCAGTTGTGCTGCAAGGACAACGACGCAGTCCAGCTTCTGAGCAATCTTGCGGGCCATGATCGCGATGTGTGCGACTTGCTGTTCCCTGTTGTCCCCCTTGGACATTTCGAGGTACTGGGCGTAGTCGATGAAGACATAGTCCAGGCCAAACCGCTGCTTGTGGATGCGGCAGCGCTGGGCGATCTCCTCGATAGTGATGTCTGGGGTGCCGTCGACATCGAATGACATCTCAGCCGAAGCAGCTGCCCATCGGGATACCTTCGCATGGCTTTCCGGCGATAGCGAGCGCTCGACGATCTCCCTATAGGGGACCTGGGCTCCGCAGGCCATGACGCGGCCCGCAAGATCCTTGCGCGCTAGTTCCACGGAGAAGATCAGTGACCTGTGGTGCAACTGGGCGCCGTATAGGCCCATCTGGGTTCCCATGATCGTCTTGCCGCAGCCTGGTCGCGCGCCCAGGACAATCAAACGGCCGCGCCTCAACCCCCCGGCGAGTTGGTCATTTACCTTCGGCCAAGGGGTTTCAATCGCAGGGATGTTCTCTTCAAGGTCATCCGCCCATTCCTCATAGAGGTCACGGAACCCAATCGAGTAGGCATCCTGCTGCGAGTCGATTTCGTCTAGGAAGGTGCGCGCGGCTTCGAGCGCCTCAGGGATATCCCCCGGGTCGTCGTGGAGGTGCTGGAACCGCAGGCCGAGACCGTTGATGGTGCGGATCTGCCATCGCTCGATGACGATTTGCGCGTAGTATCCAGCATTCGCTGGAGTGGTGCATTCCTTCATGCAGGTATGCAGGTAGGGGGCGATGACGGTCTTGCGCATCCGGCCCGTCTTCTGCAGCTCCGCGAACACTGTCATCGCATCAACAGGAACGCCCTCGGCGTACATGACCTGGATGGTGCTGAAGATCAGCTCGTGATTCGGGACATAGAAGTGTTCCGGGCGTAGCTTGCCGAGTTCGGAGAAGACGGCAGGATTGTGGAGAAGTGCGCCGATTACGCCTTGTTCGGCTCGGAGGTCGTGGGCTGGCTCTCGGTCTGGCACTCGAACCTCTTCTTGTATACCTCATGAATCCAGGCACGCGCAGTTTCCCTGTACCAGAACTGGATTGCGTCCTCGGTAGTGATGTTCTCTGGCGGATACTGCTTGGGCATAGTCACGTGATATCGGTCTTCGACCGCCTTCACGTTTGCCGTCTTCCACTGCTGCTTCAGCCAGTTGATCTGGGCCGCATGTTCATCCGCGAACAGGTCGATGTCGTCGTATCGCCCCTTCTTCAGCCACGAGGCTGGGGACGGAACGTAAGTCAGGTCTTGACCAACGCTCATCGCGTAGTTCTTCGCGGACTTGATCAGCTTGGATGGATCGAGGCCCTCGTATTCGACGAGCTTGGCGAACACTTCCTCAGCCTCGGTGGGGCCTACATGTTTCGGGTAGGCGG